AGAAATCTACCTAGCGGGTGATCCGCAAAACGGGCCGGGTGATACCGCATCCAGAACCACAACCACTGAGATCCTTTCCCAGACGGTTTACGCCGGTGGGTCTGCATACGCTTCTTTACACACAGGCGATGCATTTACCCGCGCTGTACTCGGGCATATGGGGAATGATCCGCATCCAAACATGATCGGCCACGCCGCAACCGCTCGAGTTCACTTGCACATTGCAGCGAACCTGACCCAAGCAGCAATCGGCGGTGTGGTTTCTGCATCTGGTGGATCGGTAATCGTTGGGGAATCTGTTGATGTGTATCTGAACCAGCGCCCAAAGGCGTTCTAACCAAGCGCAGAGAGGCGAGATGTGGCCCCGAAACTCACCCAAAATGTAGAGATTACCGGGGAGATGATCGTATCTGGAAGCACGCCGGGCGATGGCAAGGTGCTTACATCAGACGAAAACGGTAAGGCAACATGGGAAGATCCATCTGGCGGTGGTGGCGGGGGCATCATCATCCCGCTGTTTGCTGAAGAGGGTGGGAACCTATCAGCAAGCACCAGCGGTGGATTTCAGTTCTCATTTGGCAATGGCGATGTTGCCGATGGTTTTGGGGCAATCGTTGGCTGGAGTGCTGAAATCATCGGTGTTGGGATTTCTGCTCGCAGTAACTCTTCAGGAACCGGCACCATCGAAGTGTATAAGGGGGGCAACGGAGACAGCACATCATCAGCAACCGGGGCGACCGTTTCGCTGACTTCAGGGCAGCGCCACGCATTTGTGGATTACAGCAGCAGCCCCATAGCTCTCAGCGCCGGTGATTGGGTCACATTCAAGACGACTGCGAACACAGGGACGATCAACGGCATTCGGGTTATAGCCTATGTGCGCATAACAGCTACCATTCCGTGATACAATGATCTCAGAACAGGAGCGTAAGCGATGGCATTCACACAAGAAACAGGCTCAGGGATTCTGAGAGCAAACGCATACGGCACATATGCGGGCTATGTTGCGTACTGGCTTGATCGGGATGTGACCATTACGGACTCAGAGGCCGTTGTAAAGTCTCTATTGGTCAAGGCATCGGACTATATCGATACTCGCTGGGGATCAAGGCTCAAAGGTGTTCGGAAATACTCAAGCCTGAGATCAAGATCTGTTTTTACGCTCACAGATCAGCCAAGCGATGGTGAAACGATCACCATTGGATCGATCGCGTACACATTCAGAACAACGCCCACGCTGGACACTGAGGCTGAGATCGGTGCCACAGCGCTGATCACGCTTGGCAATATGGCTTTGGTGATGAACGCAAACACCAATGATGACTTTGTGGGAACGCTTTTTGTGGATCCTGATGCTGCGGAGCTCACGGTGTTTACCGCAAATGATGGGGTTGCAACCACTGAAACAGTCACCAACGGATCATTTGACAATGCAGCCAGTTCCGGGGCTTCCAATCGCCAGCAGCCGATGGAGTTCCCGAGAAATAACCTATACGATCGCACAGGCGCAACTGTTCTAGGGATCCCGGTTCGTCTAGAAGAGGCAACCTATGAATATGCAAGCCGCGCGGCATCTGCGGCGCTGGCACCTGATCCGGTGATCCATGAATCAGGGCTGAGAAAGACCAAAGACAGATCCAAGGTGGGGCCGCTTGAGTCAGATATCGAGTTTGCTGAAGAAACTGGCATCCAGATCACCAAGCCATATCCCGCTGCGGATCGGCTTCTGCAAGAGTATGTGCGCGGTAGCGCCGGGGGGGTAATCAGGGCATGAGTACCCCTCTTGATCTCATTCTGGTTCCGGTTGCCAAGGATCTGATTGATCGCCTTGGAACCGATATGCAATGGACTCAGGTGGTTGGTGATGACTCCAGCGCCAACATTGTTCAGGGCACCGCGCGGAATTCAACCCCTGTTGCAATCACCATCAAGGCTTCACCGCCAGCCCCGCTCAAGATCGGCATGGTTCAGACCGATGTGATGATTGCTGGCAGAACCGTGATTTATGCGTACCCATCGCAGTTCACAGAAACCCCTGGAATCGGCGCGTTTGAGCCTAAAGAGGGTGCCAAGGTAACTCTGAATGATGGCCTTTCCTACTCAGTAACAGGCGTGAGCCCGATCTATTCGGGTGATGATCTTGCCGTTTATGAGATCGATGTGAAGAGGTGATCCATGAGCCAAGCAGCAGCAAGCCGAAAATTCAAGCTGGATCTCAAAGAGGAAATGGCGGAAATTCTGGATGTAGAGTTTCCCGAGTTCGTTAAAGAGGTAGCGATCAGCGCCGCCATCGGTGTTGTGCGACGAAACCCGGTGCTTACCGGGCTATCTGCTGGCAACTGGTTTGCTGGCTCTGGCGATAGCTCTGCCATCTTCCCAGAGCGTAAGGATCCAAACAAGGCTGTGACCATCCGCCGATTGATCTCCGATATCACCGCGCTGGCAGGAACCGTTAAAACTATCCACATTATGAACAATCAGCCATATATCAACCGTCTTGAGGACGGATACAGCCTGAAGGCTCCCACAGGCATGGTTGCTGTGACCCTCAGAGAGATTGAATCGAGGTACGGAATATGAGTCACCAAGAGGCAATGGAGTTTATTCGTGGGCGTTTTTTGACTGAAATCCAGACCCCGCAAGATATCCTGATTGCGTATCCAAATGATGTGCCCAGAAACAAGGATGGGGAGGCCACAGAGGATATCGGGACGATCACTACGCTTTGGGCTCGCTTGAGCATTAAGCCTGTGCCATCTGAGCGAATCGAGATGGGCACGCCGGGGCGCTTTCGGAATCCGGGGCTGATCATGCTCCAGATGTTCGTGCCCTTGCAGTCAGGAACCAAGGCGCTGTATGATTTGGCGGACACTGTAACTACGGCGTTCCGCAGTACCGTAAGAGATGGTATAATCTACCATCGAGTTGATGTAGAAGAAGCAGCCCGAGAGAGCGAGGGATGGTGGCAGTTAAATGTCAATATCCCATACTCTTTCGACAATTGAGGATCAGCCATGCCTATCACACAAACCGTATCGACCGCAGATCGTACTTCACTTGCTTTCATCGAGCAAACTGCTTTTAACACGATCCCACCCGGAAACCCAACCATTGCCGGGCTGCGCTACGCAAGCCACTCACTCGCTCAGCAGCAGGAAGTAATCACATCCCCTGAAATTCGTGGTGATCGCCAAACCCTGCCCGGCAAGCGCGTATCCAAATCAACTGCTGGTGATATCCAGGCTCCACTCAGCTTTGAGAGCCATGAGGCGTTCCAGCTTGCCGCGATCGGATCAGCGGCGTTTAGCTCTGCTCAGTCTGCAAACACGGTATCGGGCACCACTGTAGCTGCATCGGGCCTGATCTCTGGAACAGGTATTGCAAATAATGTTGCTGTTGGCGATATGGTCGATATCAATGGCTTTGCCAACACCGGGAATAATGGTCTGTACAAGGTTCTTTCGCTTCCAAGTGGTGTGAACGCTCTCGAGGTTGATCCACACCCATCTGGGGCTGATGAGGCTGGTGTAGCCAGTGTGACTTGCCAGCCGCTCCAGAAAGCAAGCAACGGCACTTCAATGCGCGTATTCACTATTGAGGAACAAGAGCTTGATCTGTCTGGTGTGTTCACCCAGTATGTGGATCAGTATGTCAATGGCTATTCAATGGTGGCTGATGTTGGGGCGCTGGTTGAGCAGACTTTCAGCATGCTCGGATCAGAAATGATCCCCGACTCAGGCGCAACAATCGGCGATGGCTCAAACACACCATCCAATGATAATGATGTGATGGGCCCGGTTGATGAGGTTATGGCCATCATTCAGGGTGTGCGTGGATCTGCTCTGCGCATCGATGTTCGCAGGGTTGAGGTGCGAACAGAGGCGGGTGGCCGCACCCGCCAGAATCTTGGCGAGCTCGCACCAAGCTCAATTGGGCACGGAACGCAAAAAATCTCTGGCGTGATGGCAATGCTCAAAGAGGACGCTGTGCAACTTGGCCGCTACACCAACTTCACTGATAATCTCTCAATGGTGTATGCGCTGAAGGATTCGGATGGCAATATCTTTGCATATGACATTCCATACATCCAGTATGGGGATGCTCAGGTGCCAGTATCCGGGCAGGATACCGATCGGATTATTGAAATCCCATTCACCGGCGCTATCCAATCCGATGAAGGCGTAATGTTCAACTTCCACAAGTTCGCAGCACCATAAGCCAATAGGCAGAAAAGGAAACAGGGGAATGAAACTTAGTAGTATCGCTATCGATTCTGAAAAGGCAGAAAACGGGATCTGGAAAGAGGTTGTGGTAGGCACTGGCTTTGAATGCCTGATTGCCCGCCACAACAACTCGAGATTTCGTGCTGAGGTAGAGCGGAGGATCATTGATCTCACCCGAAGCCAGAAGCAAGAGCCGACCGCAGCCCAGATCTCTGCGGCAACGCTTCAAGCGTTTTGCACCCATATTCTGCTTGGCTGGCGCGGTATGGAAGATGATGATGATCAACCAATCGAGTATTCAGCCGAAAAGGCGTTTGAGATCCTGAGTGATCCAGAGTTTGCGGATCTCAGAGAGGCTGTTGAGTCTGTCGCTACGGATCAGAAAGCATACCGACGGGAATCCAACTTGGGAAACTCGGAAAGCTCGTCCAGTGGTGGCTCCAGCACAAAAGCGAAATCGACTGGTACGAGCGAAGATATAGAAGAGGCTTAAAGTCACCAATCGATGAGCGCCCGGATCTCCCTGTGGAGTGTTTCGGCATGTTCGATTCGTTTTGGGCGCTCTCTGGGCAAAGAGGTTACAATATCGGCGGGCCTAACCCGATCACCATCGGGGATATGGTTTCGATGCTTGATGGCATTGGAATCACGGCTTATGAATCGCGTGAAGCATACATAGCCGCATGGTGTGCTATGGATCGATCGTTTCTTGACTACACTATCAAGAGGATTGCGGCCAAAAAGAAGTCTGATGAAGAAACCCCGCCCGAGGAATAGTGATGGCAAAGCTCAGCGTAATCATTGATGCAGCACAGGCGGTGAGGGGTTCCCGCCAAGCAGTTACCGCTATCCAGAACATCAACATTGCGGTAAACACCACCACCAAGGGCATTACGGAGATGGAGCGCCGATCAACCCGGATGGCTCGCACAATCGCTGCGGCATCTCGAGTTGCTGTGCGTGCCTTTCAGAGCATTGGTAGGAGCGTGCGGCGCGTTGGGCAGATCATGGCTGCGGTTAAATCGTCGATCCTGAGCTTTGGCACCATCATCTCTGGGCTTGCCGCCGGTCTGCTTGTTACAAAGGTGATTCAGTACGCCGATGCGTGGCAGAATGCACGCAACCGATTGGCGGCATTCACTGATACGGCGCAGCAGGCAACAGCCATTCAAGAAAGGCTGTTCAGGATCTCACAGCAAACCAGAACATCGTTTGCCGAAACAGCAAACCTGTTTTCTCGCCTGTTGGTGAACAGGGATCAGACTGGAGCATCGGCATCCGAGCTCTTGGAGTTCACCCGGATCATTGGGCAAACCATCCAGCTTTCAGGTTCCACAACCGCTGAGGCATCCGGTGCCCTGCGCCAGCTTTCTCAGTTGCTATCCGCTGAGAATGTGCGATCCGCTGGGCAAGAGCTCGCGTCGATTGGTGAGCAGGCATCATTCACATTCAAGATTCTTGCCGATGGCCTTGGAGTAACGACCGCCGAGGTTCGCAGGCTCGCACAAGAGGGCAAGCTGACTTCATCCGCGATTATCCGGGGTGTGATCAGTGTTTCTGGTGAGGTTGATGATCGATTCGGCAAGATCATCCCATCCATTGGATCGGCTTTTACGGCGCTCAACAATGCGATTCAGAGAACGGTGGGGCTGATCTCGCAGGCAACCGGGTTTGGTGAGCGGTTCGCAACCACACTGCTCTCCATTGCCGCAACCGTTTCTGATATCGGAACCATTGCCAGCAATCCCGGCTTTGCAATCGGGAATGTCAACGCAAAGGGTGGATCTGCTGCTGATGTGTTTATCAGTGACTTTGCGAATGAAACCGTTGGAAAAACCTTTGTTGATATCCTGATCGATCAAGTGAAATTCCGCTTTGTTCCAGCATTCGGCCAAGCGCTCGCAGGCGTGGCGCTTGTGTTTGCATCATATGTAGTGCTGGCGATCACGCGCGTATTGCCTCAGATCTTCACCCTGATCGGCATCGTTGCTGATGCGTTTGCCCAGGCTATTACCGATGCGCTCCGCAGGCAGAGCAAGTTCATCGATAAAATCTTGGGCGAAAAAAATAATGCGGGGCTGGATATTTCAACCATCGGGCAGCAGCTTGATGCGGTGGGCGTGGCAACTGGCAAGGCTGGGCTTGAGCAGATCGCTGCGGCTGGATCCAAGGTTGCAGAGTCATTCAGCGATATTTCCGACTTTGCGAGGGCATCGGCTGAAAGCATCCTTGCTGCTCGAGATTCAAGCGTTGAGTTTGGCGAAACCACTGCTGAGAATGTAAAGAAGCTGACCCTATTTGGCAAGCTGTTTGAGGGTGTAAGCACCAGCGCCCGGCAAGTTGGAGAGAACATAGGGCAGGCTTTCGGCGATGCGTTCTCAAACATCATTACTGGTGTTGAGAGCGTGCGTGATGCCTTTGCAAACCTTGCCCAGCAGATCTTCCAGATGCTCTTCCAAGCAATCGTAACCAGCCGGTTGCAGTCTGTGTTCGGGAATCTGCTTAGTGGTCTTGCTGGCGGTGCAACAGGTGGCGGCGGATCCCCAGCGGTTCCGAGTGCGATGGGCAACGCTTTCATGGGGGGCAATGTGGTTCCGTTCGCTCAGGGCGGGATCATTGATCGAATGGGTATCTTCCCGCTCTCTGGTGGCAAGATCGGTGTTGCTGGTGAAGCCGGTGATGAGGCAATGATGGAAGTTGCCCGGCTCCCCGGTGGCAAGCTGGGGGTTGCTAGAAGAGGCGGAAATGGTGGGAATGTGTATAACATCAATGTTTCCGTGCGGGCGAATGATCCAAGCCAGTTCGGTGGATCATCCAGACAGATGCGGCGCAGCGTGGATCGGGCTCTTAGGGGCGTTGGAAACAGCAGGAAGTAGGAGGCCACAAATTGAGTGCCCATGAAGTCACATTCCCAACATCGGTGAGCTACCAATCATCGTTCTCCCCAACCTTTCGCACGGCGATCACCAAGCTGCCAAGCGGTGTTGAGCAGCGTGTATCCCGGCGTGATCGCCCATTGATCAAGTTCGATGCCCAGATCACAAACAAGGATATGGATGATCTTGCGGCGCTCCGAGATTTCATCATCATGCGGCGCGGCTCGGCATATTCGTTCCGGGTCAAAGACTGGAGCGATTTCAGCACATCTCCAGATGGGCGGGATGCCAACACATTCAACGGGACAGACCCCACAAACCTAGATGTGGAGCTTGACACTGGGGATGGAACATCTCGAGTGGTTCAGCTTGTGAAGCGGTACACCGATGGTGTGGCAAACAATGTGGTTCGGAATATCACAAAGCCGGTTCAAGGATCGGTGCTGATTGCGTTTGATGGGGTTGCCAAGGTTGAGGGCGTAGATTTCAGCGTTGATTATTCAACCGGGCAGCTTACACACTCAGCGCCAACCACAGAGCTTGTTACAGGCGGCTTCAAGTTTGATGTGCCCGCCCGGATAGATTCACAGGTTGAAGAGCTACTAGATCTGAGCATCAATGATTTCGATGATGGCGCGGTGGCAACAATCTCGATGCAAGAGGTTCCTGATGAGCTCCCATCCATCTCGGATTACAACTATGGCGGCGCAAGCTATATGACGACTGGCACAAACGCAATGATTTCATTGGCCAATGGGCGGGTTCAAGAGATCGATGCGACCGCTGCAAGCCTGATTATGCAACTACCCGACCCAACCGATTTGGGAAGTGGGGCGCTGTACTTCATCATCATTGGTGCATCAGGAACCAACGCATTTGATATCGTGGATCACGAAGCAAACGGGGTTATTTCTGGGGTGATTGCTGGGCAATGGGTTCGCATTGTGATCGGGCTGAATGCGTCCGGGGCAAAGAAGTGGGTTGCCAAATGAGCTTTAATTCTTATGAGGAATTTCATGGGGGCTCTGCTTATAGGGTTGCCAAGGGCAATGTGATTCTGGATCACAATGTAGCTCGGGTGTGGACTGTCAACCCGGACGCTGCTGGGCGCAGTGTGATTCTCCCTGATGCCCGTAGGCTTACCCATGCTGGCGGGCCTGTGTTTGAGATTATCAATCTTGGTGCATTCCCACTGGATGTGGAAGATCAGGATTCCACCTTGATCGGTTCTATTCCGGTTGGTGAGATTGGTGAAATCGTGTTGCTTGATAACAGCACAGATGGCGGTGATTGGCGCATGCAAACCACTGGATATAGCTTCCCAGACGATTCAACCATGAGCAGCGCCACCAGCGCTGCATCCAGCCCCGCATCCAGCGCCGCAAGTACCACCGGCGGCGGCGGAACATCGGTTACATTCCCCGGAACAGGGGCATCATCTGCATTCAGCGTGAGCAACCCGCCAGCATGATTGATCACCCCTTGGACACCAAGCAGCTTCAGCGCCCGGTACACGATTCCAGGATGAACCTGTGGAACCGCGCTGGGGAGTCTCTGTCACTTCAGGATTCGTTTGATGGGCAAGCCCTTGTGATTACATTGGGCGGGCCATCGCTTGCCAGATCTGATCTGGATGGGCTTAGGGCATCAGGAATCACCACAATGGGGGTAAACAACTCATGGGCGGTGTACCGCCCTGATTTCTGGATCTGTGTAGACCCAGCAAGCACATTCAGTGATCGTGGTTGGGCCGATCCAAGGATACGAAAGCTGGCACCGGCTTCTGAGATGCTTACTCGGCTCCGCGCCAAGCGAGAAGATGGATCATTTCGGACGCTCGCCAAGGTGCCTGCAAGCTCCCCAAACACCCTTTTTTATAAGCGTGGGGTGGGGTTTGTGGCTGAAGAGTTCCTAAATGGGCCGATTCCAACCATTGGTGTTGGTGATCAATCGCGTTGCATGCAGGGATTATCTGGTGGGAGATCTGTATTTTTTGCTGCCATCAGAATGGCTCACTATCTGGGCTTTCGCCGGGTGTATTTGCTTGGCGCGGACTTCAATATGGATGATGGAGGCAGCCAGTACGCCGCTGGTGAGGCGTGTGGGGATCGCCATTCCAGAGGCAACAACCGATCCTATCAAACGATCAATGCCCGGATGAAGGAAGTGCGCCCGGTTCTCGAGGCCGATGGCATGCGCGTGATCAATATCACGGATGGATCTGGGCTGGATGCCTTTGATTTTGCCAAGGAATCAGATATTTATGATCGTGAGGCGATTGATGGCCCTGTGGGCTCTGATTCTCAGGGTTGGTATGAGCGCCATTCGCCAGTGAAGTTCTCAGAGATCGCGTGGAATCTCACCAGAGGGGCCTATGGATACTCCCACTGGCACCAGAGGATCTACATGATGGGCGCGGCGATGATCCACGCTAAAGATTCGAGCGTTTTGGATGTTGGCTGTGGGGCGGGGGTTGGGCTCGAGATGCTGAGGGCCGCTGGCGGCGAGGGTCATTGGTGTGGGGTGGATATCGATGTAGAGCCAATGGATCAAGACGGGTTCAAGTTTGTGCAATCTGATTTCTTGGATGCATATGCAAGCGGGGAAATCGAGCAGGCAGATCATGTTTGGGTGATTGAAGTGTTGAAATATGTTTCTGGTGATCCCATGCCGTTCCTCAATGCCATATTTGACTGCTGCAAGCGGTCTGCAATCCTAAGTGTGTCGCGTCCCAGTGGTAAAGATCGATTCAGTTCAGTAGAATGGTGTAACATGCTTGAGGCGGCGGGCTTTGAAGTGACTCTGAGCAGGCAGCTTGGAAACCATGTATTCATTTGCTCAAAGCCGCAATAGGAACCGCCATGCCAGCCACGATCTTTCCACAAGTTCAAACATTGATTGAAGCACCGCTTTTGCGGCTCACTCGATGCTGGCGGATCACCAGATCAGATGGTGTGATTGAGCTGTGGACTGAACATCTTTCAGAGCTCACGGTTTGGAACGAAACCTTTACACCCGCCGACTTTGAAGCTACAGCATCGGAGGCAAATGCTGGGTTTGAGAACAACAATGTTGAGTTGCGCGGGGCATTCAATAACACCAAGATCACCAAGGCAGATGCCAAGGCGCGGATATATGACAATGCGCGGGTTGTGGTTCTGTGGGTGGATTATCTGTACCCGTTCTCTGGTTTCGTCCGGGCAGATACATTTATCGTTGATTCGGTGCAATACACCAACGATATTTTTAAGTGCGATGTTCTGAGCTTGCCTGGAATCCTCACCAGAAAGACAGGCAGGACGCTCAATCGGGATTGTGATGCAGAGGTTTATGGTTCAAGGTGCAAGCTGGTGCGATCAACCCACGCTGAGGCGGGGGTGGTTTCGGCTGTCACGGATAAGCGCCGGTTTGTCGCCACGATCACGGCTGGTGGCGGTCTGCCAGCGATTGCCGATGGTCGATTTGATTTGGGGGAGATCGATTGGCTGACTGGGAACAATGTTGGATTCACCAGTGATGTAAAAACCAGCACCATCTCAGGATCAGATAGCACGCTTGCTCTTCAGATGAGAGCGCCAAGAGAGATCCAGATCGGGGATACATTCAACATCTTTGCTGGGTGCAATCAAACGCTAGACGATTGCCTAGGGCAGAGTGGGAGCGGGGCGCGGCCTTGGCTGTCAAACAAGGTAAACCATAAGGGCTTCCCCAACATGCCGGGAACCACAACGCTCACAAGGACTCCATGATGGTATCTCCAGAGATGCAAAACCAGATTGTGGAGATCGCGCGGGAAACTATGGGCGTGAAGTGGGAGCATATGGGCCGCTGGAAGATCACCGGGCACATTGGCATCGACTGCGCGGGGCTTCTGATCTGGCTAGTTCACAGGCTTGGGCTCGAGTATGTAGATCATAAGGGGTGGTACGATCCTTTTCCCGATGGCCACACACTGATCGATCTGATCCGCCAGAACCCTGTGGTAGAGATTGACCCCGCCGATGCGGGCCCAGGCTCAATCGTTGTGTTTCATGTACCAAAGATGACTGGGCCAAACAAGCGCCCGATGCACTGTGGAATCATTACAGGGCTCGAGCCGAGATATATGATCCATTCACTGAACAAGCCGGGTGTGATGAAGGTTTGTGAAACTCGGGTTCTAGATCGCGTTTGGGCAACTGTTACCCATGCGTTTGATTACGATGAAAGGGCGGTGCGCTGATGGCGGTCATTGCATTTGCAGCAGCAGCACAAGCAGCCGGTGGCGTATTTGCTTCCAGCGTTGGCATCGCTGTGGCTGGTGCTGTTGGCTCATACATCGATCAAACGCTGATCTTCCCCGCGATCTTTGGGCAAGATAACAACATTGAGGGGCCAAAGCTCGATGATCTTCAGGTATCTGTGGCATCTGAAGGATCGCCATCGATGTTTGCGATCGGTGAGGCGGTGCCGGTGAATGGCACAGTGATCTGGACTCCCCCGGACTTCACAGAAACCAGAACCACAAGCGGTGGCGGCGGAGGAAAGGGCTTTGGCGGCGGCGGTGGCGGCGGCACATCCACCACATACTCATATTCGATCTCATGCGCTGTTCGTATGTGTGAAACCGATGATTTGCCCGATGGAAAGATTGTCCGGGTGAAGAAAATCTGGGCGAATGACAAGGTTCTATATGATTACGATGCGGGGGCAACTGAAGAGGATCGGGAAGATACCAGATATGAATCCATCGAATTTTATCTTGGAGATCAGGTTGTAAACGATCCAACGATTGAATCAATCGAGGGCGCTGCAAGCACGGTTCCATACAACGGCTCGGCATACTTTGTGCTTGAAGAGCTCCAGTTGGCTGATTTCGGAGATCGCATCCCCAACTTCAAGGTTCTGGTTGAGGCAACAGCAACCGGGCAAACCATCGCTGATGCGATTTCTCGCCTGTGCTTGCGTGCCGGGCTTCTTTCAACCGATATTGATGTGACAGGTGTAACCGGCACAACGCTTGGGATCGTTTCTGCTGGCGATCAGCCTGTGGCTGCTGTGCTTGAGTCAATGATGGTTGCTTACGATCTAATCGTTTATGAGGACAATGGGAAGCTGGTTTTTCAGGATCGATCATCCCAATCATCCTCGCCGGTCGATGAAGATGATCTGGCTGCCTATGAGATCGGTGAAGCGCCGGGGGATCGTCCATACAAGATCCTTAGAGAGCAGTTCACAACCAGAAAGCTCCCCAAGCGCGTAACTGTTCAATTCACCGATGAAGATTGTGAATATGAGCGATCAACCCGCACAGCAACCAAGACCAATACCGCAAACTCTGAGCTGCGCCGCATTGAGCTCCCATTGACGCTCAACCAAGCCGATGCCAGCGAGATTGCATTGCGCATGCTTTGGATCCAATGGGGCGTGCGCGATTCAGCAGAGTTCTCATTGCCGCCATCGTATATCGGTGTAAACGCCGGTGATCTTGTCACGGTGGTTGATGATGGTGATACAGAGCTTGTGAGACTCCAATCAGTTCAGCGCGGAAACAACTTGATGGTTCTTTGCCGGGGCGTGATTGAAGAGCCGGATATCTACGATCAGAACGCTATTCCGAGTGCCAGATCATGCATCCCGCCATCTGATATCGCTGCCATCGCAGATGGTCAGGCCATGATGGTTGTTACGGATCACCAGCTTGGATTGCCCGGCGAGAATATACCCGGAACCGGATTCAATGATGGCGAGGGGATTCATATCGCCTTTAGCACGGTTTCGGACACCAGCGCACCGCGCCGAAGCCGCACGGCTGCTATCTATGAAGCCAATGAAACAGATGGCAATTATCGCTTCACAGGCATGCGCCAAGAAGAGGCGATTATGGGCCATCTTTCTGTGGAGCTCGCAGCCCCACTGACTGGTGGAGACACCGGGGAATTCTTTGTGGATCAGGAATTCGAGATCACGGTTTATGGGGATGAATGGACTCCAAACCTGAGCGCCACTATCGAAGATATCTTGGCTGGTGATAATCAGATTGTGATTCAAGACGAAAACGGTTCACCCGAGCTTGTTTCGTTTCTGACTTGCTCGGCCAACGGGGTTGATGGATCAAATCGCCGCAAATATACATGCAGCAATCTGATTCGTGGTGAACGCGCGACTAAGAAAAACGCTCAGGTTTGGCCGGTGGATACAAACTGGATCCTTGCCACCGAATTCACTCTAAATCAGGTCACGATTGATACTGAGTTCGGAACCATGAGAACAGATATCACAGATCGATATTTGCAGGGCTCGGGTTTCTGGCGCAGCCACGATGAATCATACTGGAAAGCAGACACACCCACGCATCCGCTCGCAACCTTAACAGGCACGCGCGCTGATATCGAGACTCAGAACAGCAAGCTATATCCACCAACCAACGCGAGATGCCAGTGGAATTCCGGTGGGGATTGCACCATGATGTGGCGGCGCAGGTCATGGAAGATCACCAGTGGCGCTTTGCACAGAGGATCCCACCCTTGGATCACACAGCCTGAATCATATACCTTTGATGTTGATATCTACAACCCCGCCGGAACAGAGGTTGTGCGAACGCTTCAGGTGCGGAATCTCCCCTATGATGTGCCCACACAGGATGTGCCCAACTATGCTGATGGCGGATTTCGCGCTGCATCGGGGCTGGCTAGTGTTCAATACACAGCCGCGCAGCAGGCAGAGGATGGGTACACTGGCGGTATCGCTGCGATCGTTGCCAATGGGATCAAGGCTGATATTTACCATCTGACTGGGAGCGGGATCAGGGGATACCCTCTTGAAGTTGTGTTTAGAAATGGAATGGTGGTCTGATGGCGAATACCGCACGGCTCTATATTCTGCTGCTGAGCAGAGATGCTTCATCTGCATCATTCCAGATGCAGCAGCGATACAACAAGACGCTTTGCGCGCTTGATGGGATCGTTTCTGGGCGGTGTGATCAGTTTGATCTCAACACACCACCGGCGCTGGTGCTTGGCGAGGTTTACAAAATTGGTTCATCTCCCACTGGAGCCTGGGCGAGCAATGCTGATGATATTGCCATTGCTTGCTACTCAGCATTCACCACCGGAGGGGAGCCGAATACGCTTGTTTGGCAGTACATTACCCCCGCCGATGGGCTCGTTTTGTATGACTCAACGAATGATGATCTTCTGCTGCTTGTGGATGCTGCCACAGACGCTTGGGAGGTCATACCGCGCCAAGGCACCACGATTACGGCTCTCACGGATTCCACCGGCGGATCGGCTGGATCATCGCTCTCTGCTGTGCCAGCAACAGATTCCGTGAATGGGGCAAGTGTGATCAATGACAATTTTGCAACACTGAACGCCAAGCTAGATGCTCTGGTGCTTTCACTTGAAAATGCGGGGTTTTTAGCATGACTGATCCGAACCAACCAACAGCAAATATCTCTCTTGGGATGGTGCTAAGAGGCATCAGCGGCGCTGAAGTTCAGATGAACGATGCCCTACTGCGGCTCGATTCCATCATCAATGCGGGGGTGGAGGCGTTTGATCAAACTTCACTACCAGTATCCCCGGTAAACGGCCAATCTTGGAAGATCGGCACCGGGGCGCTGCCAGCCGAGTGGACTGCTAAAGATGACCACATTGCGATTTATTACGGAACATGGCTGTTTGTTCCTATCAGCGATGGCATGCTGCTCTATGACAAATCGGGGGATGATTTCTATATCTGTACCGATGCGGCAACGGATACATGGGAGATTATCGGGCGTGAGGCGGCTACGGTGGCGGCGCTGACCAACTCGAGCGGCGGATCAGCGGATGGCACGCTTTCGGCCTGCGCGGATACCAC